TGTTCGGTCACGTCGTTGCTGTACAGGGTGACATCCGGGGCCGCCGCCGTAGCCTTGATTTCGTACTGCATGTCGGCGCCGAAGGCCTCGATGGGCAGATCGCCGATTTTCAGGTTGTCGACGGCCAGGGGCATGTAACCGGGGGTCAGCAACAGCCGCAGATACTGCTTGCCGCCGACATATTCGGTGTAGGGCTTGGCGGCCAAGTGCGGAAAACATTTGACCCGGCCGAGAACCCGGGGGATGGGGGCATAGGGGGCGAAGGTGTTGCGGGTGCCGGTGGCGGTCTTGAGCCCGGGGAAGCTCTCTTTTTCGCTCCCAGAGAGAGCCGACATGCCGGGCATCACCGGGGGGATCAGGGCATTGACGGCCATCATGCCGAGACTGCCGACGACGCCGACCACCAGCGCTTGACCCACTCCGCCCTTGGCCACAATCCCCGCCGCCGCCGCCCAGCCTCCGGCATACCAGGCGACCACGGCGACGACGATGGCCGCGACAATCCGCAGCACGTTTTTCCCGCCGCCACCGCCGCCGGCGGGGACAACGCGGATCTCCACCCGGGAATCGACGGGGGGCACCACCTCATCCCAGCGGTCGGGGTAGATGTATTCGTCGTTGACCCAGACATGGGCGCAGCGGCTGCGGATGCCGCTGGCGCGCAGGACGTCGCTGACGGTTCCGCCAAAGGGGATAATCAGGTCGGCGCGGCGGGAACTAAAGGGGTGCGGGCAGGCGCTGGTGACGATAGAGCCCGATGAGGCGGCGGTTCCAGCGGGGGCTGTCGATTCGTTCACGGGCAACATTGCATCCTACCTCGATATGCAGCATGTGGGTGGCGTCGAGCAGCAGCGCGTAGTGAAAGGGGGTGTGGTGCACCCGGAACACGGCGACGTCGAAGGGGGCGGGGCTCGCCACCGGCCGCCAGCGGCGGTGTTCGGCGTCGTAGGCGGCGGCGATCTCGCCCCGCTGGGTCGTGTCGTAGGCCGAAAAAAGAAAGTCTGGCAGTTCGATGTCAAGCTGCTCTTGATAGACCAGCCGCACCAGCCCCCAGCAGTCGACGCCGCGCCGGTCGCGCCCCTGATCGACGAAGGGGATGTCGAAATAACCCGCCGCCCAGTCCATCACCACAGGTTCGGGAAATTCCCCGGCGACATGATGTCGGCCGGGTACGGCTCGTTGAGCAGATCCTCGTGGGCCAGCTCGCCGCTGACCAGCTCGAAATCGTAGCGAGTGTGGCGCAGCGAGAAGTGAAAGGGCCCGGCCTCGATCACGTCGGGGGTGTCGGCCAGAATCACGAACATGGCCACCGTCGGCGCGGTGCGCAGGGCGCGGATGCTCTGCACGATCTCGCGGCTGACGTTGTCGATTTCCAGCGTCACCCGCGAAATCTGGTCGCTCTCCGAGGGCAGCTTACAGCGGAAGGGGAAGCCCACATACTCGTGGCCGTTGCTGACGATCGCCTCGAAGTTGTTGACCACGCGGATTGGCTCGGGCAATTCGGCGTGATCGATCACCAGGCAGATCAGCGGACATTCGTCGGTCTGCTGGGCGAAAAACGCCTTGCGCGCCCGCAGGCTCAGGTTGCGGGACAACGTGCTCACGGCTGCAACTCCAGTGACATCGAGGCTTCCCAGAAATCGCCGAAGACCGGGGCGTACTTGGGCGGCGCCCCCCACACATAGGTCGCGGCGCCGCCGGTGCGCGGGTGTTTCCAGTCGAAGGGCAAGCTGCCGTCCCGGCAATCGCCGGTGAAAAAATCGTCGAGAATGTCGATCTGCGCCGTGGTGCAGCGGATCACCAGGGTGAAATTGCGGGGGACGGCGGTACTGCGGCGGCGCAGCTTCGGCGGACCGACGTCCATGCTGGTGCGGATGACGTTGTCGCCGGGGGTTTCGCCGAAGCCGCGCATCATCGGGGTTTGCGGCAAGGTTGTCGGCCACTCGGGGTTCATCGCGGCACTCCGTTCCGGCGCAATCCGTAGACCACGCCCAGGCTCTTGTCGAACCGGCCTTCGCCGATGGCCGAATCGACCTTATCCAGGACAATGCGCAAAATGTCGCCGTTGTTGCTTTGCGACCGTTCGGCGCGGCCGCTGGCCTCGGTTCCGGTGTTGTTGACCACCTGCACGTTGACGCCGCCGCCCTCGCCCCCCCGGTCGAGAAAACGGGCCAGCCGGTCAAAGGTGCCGTTCTGCTGGCGCGACAGCACCCGCTCGCCGGTCTGGGCGATGATCGGCACTTCGTCGGGCAGCAGCCCGCCGGTGTGGAACCGGGGGAGCACCGGCCCGCCGTCGTGACGGACGGAAAAGGCGCCGGTGTTGATGCTGGGTTGAAAGGTCGAGCCGCCGGCGGCGGGGCTGAAAAACCCCGACACCATCGAGGCGATTCCCGACGCCGCCTGCTGCGCCAGCATGTCCGACATGGCCCGCTGCACCGCCTGCAGAAAGGCGTCGAGGTAGTCGGCCAGGCTGGTCAGTTTCCCCCGGAAGGCATCGAAGAAGAAATCGGAAAAGGCCGACTCCATCCCCTCGGCGGCGCGTTTGGCCAGGCCTTCGGCTTGTTCGAAAGCGGTGTCGGCGTTTTTCACATAGTCGTCGAGGGCGCGCTCCCACCCTTCGGAAAAGGTCCCGGTCTGGCGCAGCAGTTCGTCGTTGAGATCGACCAGATTCAGCCGGGTGGCGTTCACCGCGTCGGCCTGGGCGTACCAGGCGGAGGCGTCGGCCAGTTTGTCGAGCTGGGCCAGGTGCGCCGTTTGCAACCCCAGCAGCTCTTGGTTGAGAGCCAGGCGTTCACGCAGGGCCTCGCCGCTGTCCATCTGTCCGGTGCGCTCGGCCAGTTCGATTTCGGCCTGGCGAAGATTCAACGCGCTTTCGCGGGCGGCCCGTTCGGCCTCGGCGGCGGCGCGGGCCTGTTCGGCCGCTACGCGCAGTTCCTTGGCCATCTCCTGGGCCAGACCCTTGGCGGCGGAGAGGGTGTCGGTGAGCTTATCGCTGTTGACCTCGGCGATCATCGCCTCAAGCCAGGTGTCGATGTCTCCCTTGGCGCCGAATTGCTCGCGCAGATCGGCGGCCTTGGCGGTGAGGTCGGCGATACGGGCCTGATACTTGTCGAGCCCGAGCTTTTCCACCTCCAGCGTCATCGCCGCCTTGGTTTTCTCCCACTGCGCCGCCAGTCGGGCGGCGGCCTTGGCGGCAGCTTCGGCTTTCTTGGCCGCGTCGGCGGCAATTGACGGGTCTTCCGGCAGGGGGTTGGGTCGATACCCGGGGCTTCTCCCGGACGTCGTTTTCGGGGTTCCGTCGCTGTTGAGCCCGACCGAACGGTTGGCCAACTCTTGCAGCTTGCGATCACTTTCGTTGTAGCGGGCTTCGAGTTGCGCGTTCCACTCGCGCATTTTGGCGTCCCAGTCGCCGAAGGTCGCGAAAGCGCCGATGGCGGTCATGGTCCCGCCGATTTTGTCGATCAGCATTCCCATGCGGTACATCTCGGCGATTACCGCGTTGATGGCGGCCTTCGTCCCCTCGACTCCCTCGGTAAATTCTTCGTTCCAACGGATCTGACCCGTGGCCTGGTCGATGGTGACGATACTCTCGGCGATATCCATCAACTCGGCCTTGACCGTCTCGAACAGGGGTTCGCTGACCTTGGCCGAAATCTGGTTGAAGATGTCGAGAGTATTGGACCAGACGCCCTTCCAGGTCTCTTGCGAAGCGACGCCGGCGACCTTGTAGGCTTCGAGCTTCTGCATCAGAAAGCTGAACAACTCGTCGGCGCTGCTCATGTGCCGAGCGACTTCTTCGTTGGTCAAGCCGAGCACCGTGGCAATGCGGCTGGTGCGCGGGTTGATCGCCCCGGTCAGGATCGAGCGGGTTTCTTCGCCGAGCATGTCGAGGGACAACCCGATGGCTCCGGCGGCCTGCACCATGGCCACGGTAAAATCCTTGACCTGCCGGGTGTCGAACCCCTTGGCCATCGCCACCGGCAACGTCTCCTGGTAAGCCCGAACCAGCTGGTCGAGAGTGGCGATGGTGGCGAAGTTGGCCACTTGCAACTGCTCCAGCATGGCCGCGCTCTCGGCCCGGGCCGCCGCCAGGGCGTCCGTCGCGACCAGCGTCTTGCCGGTCACGCCGTCGACGTATTGCCCCCCGGCCATGAAGGCCGCCGCGATGCCCAGCCCCGATGTCTCCAGAGTGCTGTTGAAATCAAAAACCAGCTTGTTCAGCAGCCGCCCGATGTGGGTGATGCCCAGCTCCAACACCAGAAACCGCCCGGCCAGGGCGGAAATACCGCCCCCCAGCAGGCCGACCTGTTTATTGGCCTTGACCATGCCCGCGGCGACCTTGTCGCCAGCCGCCGCCCCGGCATTGCCGAGCCCCGCAGACCCGCCCGTGGCGGCGTTCAAGTCGCGCTTGAGCTGATCGAACGCTCCCGCCGTTTTGTTGACCGCTTCCAGAATCAGTTGCAGTTTCAGGTCGTCACTCATCGATCACCCGGATCTTCTTGTCGCAGTGTTCGCAGTCGGCGAGGCCCGCCGCGCGGCAGGCGGCGCAGTATTCGTCTTCGGCCGTGGGTTTTTCGCCGAGGCCGATGAACGCCAGGACGCCCTCGCGAAAGAGCGCCTGGCGCTGGCGGATTTTCAGGTACGGCGCGCATTCTTCCGGGGTGCTTCCCCAGAGGATGGCGCGGCGTTTGGTGACGTCGCCGTCGGCGAGGAGGCAGACGGCCTGCTCGATGGCGGCGGCGAGGTCGGTTTCAGTGCCGCCGTGATGGTCTGGATCGTCCCCGTCATCTTCTCGGCGAGCGAGACAACGGGGTTGCAGACGAAAAAATCGCTCAGCGCCTCGAACATCACCTCAGGGTTCGCCGCCAGCGCGGCGGCCGTCTCGGCAAGCTCCTCGGGCGTTCGCTCGGGGCTTTGCCCTTCGGGAACCAGGGCCACGGCCAGCAGTTCGGGGAGCTTCGGGCCCAGCGCCTCGATCACCCCGAAAATCCCCCCCGCCTGGCGCAGATCGGCGCCGCGCAACAATCCGACGACGTGCAGCACCTGCCCCCAGCTCAGCTTGTTCTGAACGTAGCGTTTCCCCCCGATCACGTAGCGCATCAGATCGTCTCCTGAGTGTTCTTGAGCACCACCTGCAATGCCGTGGTCTGGGCGTTGTTGTCGTAATAGGCCTCGAAGGGGAGGGAGACCAGCACCCCGCGCGGCCCCTCGATGGGCGGCGAATCGGGAGCATAAAGGAGTTCGGGGATGAAGAACTCCAGGTATTCGTTCCCCGCCGTTCCGGCGCCGGTGCCGAGCTGGTAGACGATTTTCAGGCTCGATTCGGTGTAGTTGACGGCCTTGTTGTACAGGGTCACGTTCTCGAACAGGGCCTTCAGGGTGCCGGTCACCACCACCGACCCTTCCGGAACCGCCGCCCGCTTGCCCGCGCCGCCGACCAGGTACATGTCGCCGTCAAGGTTGTTTTCGATGCTCAGGTTGTCGATGCCGACGACGTTGGCGATCGCGCTGCCGCCCTCTTCGATGGTGGCGATGGCGAAGCCGTCGAAGGGGGACTTGCCCAGGTTGGTCGGGGTGGTGTCGAAGCTGGTCGTGCCCTGCACTTCCTCGGCGCCCATGATGTCGAAATCGATTTTCTGAAACCCCGAGGGGGTGAGATTGAAGCTCATGCGGTTGATCTTGCAGCCGCGATACTTGAAGAACTGGTTGATGTCGGTAAAGCCCTTCTCGATCATGAAGCTGGGCAGGCTGGTGCCGACCTTGAAGGTGTGGGTATAAGGCGCGGAGGTGCCGGTCGTCGTGACGCTGCCCAATGCCCCCTTGAGCAACAGGCCGATATAGGCCTGCAATTCAAGGTTGAGGTTGCCGCCGACCTGGATGTTGCCCCGGGCGGGCTTCGACGGGTTGCGGTTCGGCTGGATGGAGTCGCTGCGCTCCAGGGCGCGGCTCATCTTCAACCCGCAGGTCGAAAAGTGCAGCAGCTGGGCGTTCGGGGCGGCGGGGTCCGTGCCGAAGGCGGTTTCTTGTTGGATGATGACTTGGCTCGCGGAGCCTTTTGCCTGGGCCATGGGGGATTCCTTTCGTTAAACGGGTTCGATGACGGTCAAGGACATTTCGCAGAAGTGGCAGAGCACACCGCCGAACATGCGCGGCTCGATGACGTTGACCTGGATGAATTCATGGCTGTTGGTCGCGCCGCCCAAGCGCGGGGTGTCGGCGAAGGCGGCGCAGATCGCGTCGATCAGCGACTGGAAGGTCTTCTCGCTGGCCATCAGATCCTGCAAACCCAGGTAGCCGTGGAGCTTGTAGACGTGGCGGCGTTCGGTCTCGCGAAAGCCCGCGCCCATCGTCCCCTGACGGCCGGTGCGCTGGCGGCGGGTGATCTCCCAGCCGCGAATCTGCCCCTGCCCGGCGATGACCGTGCGGAACAGTTCGATGAACTTCTCCCAGGTGGCGGCGTGACGCTCGTAGTCGTGAACGACGCCGATATTTTCGACGGTGTTCAAAACCTCTTTGATGGCGGTACGGATGGCGGTGTCGCTCATGACTTCTCCACGATCATTTCAAGGGCGTTGCGGCGGAAGATCTCTTGCAGCGCCGGGAGGTTTTCGTCGACCGCTTTCTCGAACATCTGCGCGCCCTTGTAGTCGAAGCGCTTGATGGTGCCTTTCTTGGCGATGGCCCGGGCCACCGGCCAGGAAAGCTTGCGGGCCTGCTCTTCGTCGACCCCGAACTTCTGCGCGATCCAGTCGACCAGCGCTTCGCGGGGCGGCATCGCGGCCCCGGCCCGGCGACCCTTTTCCACCACCAGACCGTACTGGCTGTTGCTGGCGATGACGCCCCGGGCCAAAGTGCTGCCGCGCAGGATGACATCCCCCTGGATGCTGCCAAGCAACCCCCCGCCCGCGCCGCTCACCCCCTGGGGGGTGCGCATCTTGATCTCGCGCAGCAGAAACATCACCGCCTCATCGAGCGCCGCCGTCAAGACCTTGCCGGCGTTCCCCTTGGCGCGCTCGATTTTGTCGAGGCCGGTAATGGTGAGGCGAAGTTCCATGGGTCAGACCACTCCGCCCAGGTTTTTCACCTTGTACAGGTAGTCGCCGCTCCCCTGCCCACCGGCATAAACGAAGGTGAGGGTTAACCGCCGTTCTTCCCATGCCCTGGCTGCCGAAAGGATGCGGTTGGCGGTGTGAGGGATAGTAATCACCTGCTCGGCCGCAGTCGGCGTAAATGCCGTGGGCTCGACCAGGGCCGTGTCGCTGGCCACGTCGTCGACCCGGTAGGTTCCCGAGGTCGGAATCACGGGGTTGCCGTCTTCGTCGGCGAAACTGGCGCTGACCATGTGGGTGCTGCCCTCGTTGACAACGGGGATCATGGCGGCCTCGTTACGCGCTGGTCATCGAACAGGTGACGGTGACGTTCAGGGTGTCGCCGCTGGCCACTCCCTTGCTCGCCGAGAAATCTCCAACGCCCAGCAACGTGCCGCTGGTCCCGGTTGCCGCCGAGCAGACTCCGGCACCGGCGACGGTCGCCGTCCCGGTGATGGCGAACGAGGCCTTGCTGGCGCTGTTGTCGACGCTGCCGCCACTGATGGTGCCAAGCGTCAATGCTTTGCGGTCGCCCGAGTAGGCGGTGATTTCGGCCCACGCGGCGTGAGAGGCGAGGGTATCGCCAGCCGCCGCCGCGCCAGTGCCCTTGAGCAGCACATACCAGGCGGGCGAGGCGAGCCCGGTTTTCAGGGTCGCATCGAGGTACTTGTTCAGGCCCTCGGTGGTGACGAGATTTTCGAAACAATCGCGCCATTTCAGGCTTCCGTCCGGGGCGTAACATTCCACCTCATAGAGGTGCGACACGGTGATTTTGAAGTTGGCCCGAAGCCCCCGGAAAAACGCTTTAATCAGATCGAACATGATAGGTCTCCTATTGGATGGTGACGGTGGGCGACTTCCCTGAGAACGAAATCCCCGGAGAGGCCCCGCGAAAAAGAACCAGTACCCGCAGCACCGCCGCCACGTCGTCGGGATGGGTCGCCGCCAGGGCGGCCAGTACCACGAGATCGAGGCCGGCGAACGCGGTTTGCAGGGCCGCGCCGTCGATAGCCGTGCCGGTCTCCAGCGACAGCACCGCCGCCAGCTCGGCATGACTGGTCACGGTCAGGGCCGCCGCGCAGGGGAGGTTGAGAGCCGCGTCGATTTCGGCCCCCGAGGTCGAGGCGATAAGGGCCGCGACCACCGCCGCCTGCCAGGTCGCCGAAAGTTCGGCCGCCGCCGTCGCGGTCAGCCCCGTTTGAGCCAGCGCGGTGATGGTGGCTTGATAGTCGGCTTGCAGCTCAGGCGTCATGGCCCCCACCGCTTCCAGCGCCAGCGCCGCCGCGACAATGCTGCCGTAGGATGGGACCAGATCGGTGTTCGCCGGCAACGTAAGCCCAGCGGCGAATTCGGCCGATCCGGAGGTCGCCATGGTGCCCGATCCGGTGAGAGCCAACCCGGCGAGCAGCACCGCCGCGCCACCGGGGACCAGCGCCGCCGCCGCCGCCGCGTTCCAGGCCGCCGCGTAGTCCGCCGCCCCGGCATCGGACACCCCTCCGGCCGCCGAAAATTCCACCGCCGCCGAATAATCGGCGGACGCGCCGGGAGAGACGCCGGTAGAACCGGCCAAGGTGAGCGCTGTTTCGTAGACAGATCCACCCGCCACCACCAACTCAAACGCCCCAATATCCCACGTCGTCCCCTGGGGTCTGGCGGTACCGAGCGCATCGGTGCTATCAATCGGCCGCGAACCCCAACCAGGCGTGCCGAGAGTGAACGGGTCAACCGCCGCGCCGACCGCGACCGATCCTGACGCCAATCTCAAATCGAAAGCTTCATAGTTGGTACCGGAAATCAGCGCGACGGAAACCAATCCCAAATCATCAATACTGTCGATCCCTATTTCGTGCTCCGATCGGGTTGTGTCGCCGGTAACGTTGTAGTCTTTTGTATTTATCGTGTTTGTTACGCCAAAAATGATGTTGTTATAGACGTAGGTTCCATATTTGATCTGTTGCCACGCTACGTCGGCCCCGATAATTGTGTTGTGGTACACGCACAACGGAGCGCCGGTGTTGTTGACCGGCTGCGCTATCGTCGGGTATGTCGACCCATATGATGGCCCGATGATAACGTTGCCGTAGATATAAGCGGCGGCGTAATCGCCACCCAAAAACGCCCGATATTGCGACGATACGACGTAGCCGTTTTTAAACGTCCCGGCCCGATGGGAGTTATAGCTGTTTAAAATAATCGACCGGTCGTTCGCCCGTTTAAAATTGATAATCAGCCCGTCGAACACGCAAAGGTGCGAGCCGTAACACGACCCCGTGGGCTCGACAGCGAAGCCGGTATAAATCCCATCGATCTTGAGCCGTCCCGTATGACGTTCCGTCACCGGGACCGTGACCAGCATGTATCTGGTCGAGTCAAATGCCGCCGTTGTGTACGAATTGCGTAGCGACGCCGCCTCGGAAATATAATTGACCCCGCCCCCAGCCGCCGTGTAGTCGCCCTTGTAGCATTCCAGGATCAGCCGCACGTCGGCTGTCACCAGCGACGGGTATGTGGCATAACACCACGCCACCCACGCATTGATGCTGGTGAAATCCCCACCGGCCGCCTTGAGCGTTTTGACAATATCCGTGGCCATCAGACCTCAACCATGGCGCGAGACAACATCCCCCAGCGCACCGTCGCGACGCCTGTCGCTTGCAGCGTCGCTGAAATCTGGGCGGGTAACCGCGCAATATCCAGCCTCTTACGCCGAAATTGCTCGGGATTCCACATGGCCGACCCGGCCGGATGTAGCTCCGGATCGTACTCGGCATCGCTGGGGCCGTCGTAATCGGGCCGGATAAACCGCACACTGTCGAGCGTTTGCAACGCCGGCAGGATTTGGCCGGCGTTGGCGTCCGGGCAAACAACCCGCCAGAACGTCGGCAGACCCTCCAACGCGCCAACGGGAGCCCCCACGGGCCTCGTCTCGATCACATCCCCGGTCAGCGCCGAGATGAGCAGCATCGTCGCCACGCTACGCCTCCGGCCACGCCACGGCCAGGGCATCGACCAGTGGGATATCGGCATACACCAGGTCCAGAAGCGCCTGCTGTGTGCCCAGAATCATCCCGGAGGCCGCCTGAAACAGGGCGACGTTTTCGATGACTCGCGCCACCAGATCGGCCAGCGCCATGCTCCGGGTCGACGCCATCGCCGACAGCATCGGCGTCGGCGCGGACGGATCGGCCAGCCAGGCTTCGGATTCCGCTTTTTGCACGGTCCAGGTCTCACGCTCCTCCGGGAGATACGGTCCAGCAAGCGCCAGCAAACGCAGGCTGCCGTCGTTGCGGATTTTCGCCGCGTGCTGGTCGACCAGCCACGGCGCGGTGGCGGACACCACGACATCCTCGGCCTGGCCGATCACCAGCAACTCAAAACCTTTAGCGAGCAAATCGTCAACCGACGCGCCGGATGCCAGGTGCCAGGTTTCGCCGGAAGCGTTGACGCCGCTGCCGAGACCGATGATGAAACCGACTTGCGGGTGGCACAGGACGGGGTGGTGGCGGTAAATAAAGAGCATGACGGTTGGCTCCTTAATGGGTCAGTCTTGTCCGGCCGGATCGCGGCGGGGCGGCGACGCTCATCGAGGCGGCGGGGCCGCCTTTTTCGTCGACGCCGATGTGGGCGGCATACAGTTCGCGCAGGCGCTTGGCTCTGGATGCGTATTCGCTGCCCTTGCTTCGGTAGTTGACGACGTCGGCGCCGATGGTCGGGTCACTGCTTTGGGTGTAGAGGTTCGCCAGGCGCTCGCAGCAGTCGGCGGCGGCCAGGCAGGCCACCGCGTCAAAATCGTTTTGAGGGATCTGGCTTTCCAGGCGCGGCGCGGTGTAGGTCACGCGCACGCTGTCGCCGGTCGCCGGGGTCTCGTCGAACAGGCGCAGTTTCCAGCCGTCCGGGGACTGGTACAGCCGATACCCGGCGGGGTCGAGCCAGACCATGGGGATTTCGCCCACCGGCCATTCCACCGAGACCAGCGCCGAAAAATCCTCGACCCACCCGGCGGGAGGGTCCAGATCGTGGCTGTCGGCGCCGTCCAGATCCTCGACCACGGTGCGCGGGTTGTGGCGGCTGTAGCGCTGCAAGGCCGCCTCGACGGCGGGAATGAAGTCCTCGCCGTCGTCGAGCTTTTGGTCTTGATCCTTGACCTTGCTTTTCACCAGATCGAGCAGATAGCCCATAAAAACTCCGGAAAACCACCCCACCCGTCGGGGCGGGGTGGTGGGACTGCGACAGAACGGTTCGGGAGGGTTTACAGCCGCTTCAGAACCAGAGTGACCATGGCGTCGGTCAAAATCGGCGTGGTTCCCCCCAGGGTAAAAACCACGCTGATCGTCGATTCGTCGGCCAGGGTATCGTCGGACACGGTTCCGTCATAAAACGTTCCGGCGGCGGTGAGGGTGATCGCGCTGGAGAGGATGGACGTCGACCCCTCTTTCACGTCCACGGTGTACGTTTCGTCGGTCGTGGTTTTGTCCAGGGTGACCGCCGAGGCGGTCACGCCGACCACTTTGCAGGGGAACGGGAGTTTGAACTTGATCGGCGTGGCCGTGGCGGTGATCTGCCGATCGAAAGACAAGGGCAGCACCATGTAGCCGGAACTGGCCGGGCTGGGGTTGGCGGTCGCGGCCATGGCGGGCAGGGCCATGACCAGCAGCAGCAGGGGAGCCAGCAAAAACTTTTTCATCGGGAATCCTTTCAAAAATAGGTTGATCGGCAGGGGCACGGAGAACGCCGCGCCCCTGCTCGTCACTCGTCACTTCGTTACGCCACCACCGCTTTGTAAGCGCCGCGATAGTCGGCGATTTCGCATTCGTACTCGTGGCGGATCTTGTACTGCACCTTGTCGGCCACGAACATCTGTCCCACGGCGGCCTGGTCGGCGATGAACATTTCCGGTTCCTGCTGGCCGTTTAAAAAGGCCAACTCGAGGATCTCACACTCGTTCGGATCGGCGAAGAGCATCCAGTCGTTGGTGTCGGTCATGAACGGCACTTCGATGATGCCGCCGTCGTCGGCGCCGAAGAATTGGTACAGCGGGTTGCCGAAGTTGGCCGTGCCCGGGTCGCCCTGGGTACGGTTGATCTTCTTCGCCGTCGCCCACAGATCGGTGGGGATCGCCAGGGTCCGGGCCTGGAGCATCAGCTTCTCAGCGCTGCCGGGTTCGGTCTGGTCTTTCATCGCCTGGATTCCGGCGAGCAAGGTGGTCACGCTCATGGCGGTGCTGCCCAGGTTGTTATGGTCCGAATGGAAAATGGCCTTGCTGTCGCCCTTGTAGGTGGCGTTGCCGGTGAACTTCGACCAGCAGCGTTTGGCCAGGGTGCGGCGGGCGGCGCGGGGCAGCCGGCTGAGGATCTTCTGCACGGCGCGCATGTCGTCGTTGATGATCATCTTGCGGGTGATGGTGATGAGCCCGCCCTTCTGGTTGAGGGCGTAGCTCACTTCTTCGTCGCCAAGCTCGCCGAGGTCGGCGTAATCCAGATTCTCGGGGTTGACGTCGGGCAGATCGCCGTAGTAGCCGATGCGCACCGATTCCATGGTGCGGAAGTCGCGGGCGTTGCGGATATTGTTGCCGACCAGGCGCGAGACGCCGTAATCGCTCAGCTCGCGGTAGTCCTGCACCAGGCGGCGGTAGAGGGTGTTGCCGAGCACGTAGCTGAAGGTGGTCGAGCCGTAAGCGGCTTGCAGGCGCTGGGTCTGCGCCGGGTCGAGATAGCCGCGCACCTCGGTGTCGCCGGTCATTTCGACATAGGCGGCCCGCAGGCTGGCAAAGGGGGCGATGTCGCGCATGGCGTCATTCACCTTCACATCGAAAAGCCGGTCGACGGCGGCCTGAAGTTTTTCGGAGCTGTCGCGCACCATCCGGATCTCCCCGGCGTCGCGTACACCACCCGACCCCGTCAGTTCGTCGATCATCTCTTTCGTCTCCTTGATGGCCGCTTGCAGTTCTTCCACCGGAAATTCCCGGTTCTCGAAACGCTTGCGCAATCCGGATTGAAATTTTTCCGGCAGGTTGCTGGCGCTCAGCTCTTGGGTCAGGGTCATGCCGGCGGCCATGAGCTTCATCTCGCGCAGGGTCTCGGCGGTCTTGTCCTCGGCGGGGGTCAGCAGGGTTTTCAGCTCGGCGGCGATGGCGGCCGTCAGCTTCTCGGGGGCGATGCCTTCGGGCTGTTTCTGCTGGGCGGCCTCCACCAGGGCGGCCAGAAGTTGCTCGTCGCTGAGTTCGTCGGCGGCGAAGTTGGGCCGGACCTTTTGCAGGGCGGCCAGGAGTTGTTCACGATTCACTTGGTCCTCACTTTCTGCCGCCGCGGCGGCCATACGGATGAACTTGCCGTTGTTGGTGGGGTCGTACACCACGTCGACTTCGACGGCGGTGATTTCGACCGGTTCTTTCATCTTCTTCCCGGCGACCATCACGGTCTTGGCCCGGGCGGTGACGTCGTGGCTCAACCCCAGCAGCTCGGGGCAACCGCGTTCATGGCTGTCGACCAGAGCGTCACGCAGCCACGCGGCGCTTTTGAGGATGTAGAAGTCGGCTTCGATGCCGGTGCCGGTGTCGGCCGGGTTCTTCAGCCAGCCGACGATCTCGCGCACACTCTTGCCGAAGGGCTTGGACCCCTGGGCGTGGTGCTGGCTGTCGTTCAAGGCGAAGACCTTGGCGCCGTCATACAACCGAATGGCAGCGACCAGGGGCGCTTTCGGCCAGTGGATGCGCCCGTCCTTGCCGGGGCCGTACTCGACCACCTGGACGCGCCAGACAAACCCGTAATCCTGGGCGTCGGGCGTTCCGGCGGCGGCCAGCAGCTTCATCGGCGCTTGCATCGGCGTCGGCATCGGCGGCCCCTACTTCTTGACCCGGTGCTTGCGGCCGTCGGCGGCGACGATCACCACCTCGGCGCCGTCGACACGCCAGGCGAGAACGTCCTTCTCGGTCAGGGGGCGCTCAAAGGGCGTATGCCGCACCCGCTCGCGACCCTCTTCTTTGATTTTTTTCTCGGCGGCTCCCTTGAAGGTCAGCCCGGCCAGCCATTTGCCGTTGAATTTTTCTTCGCCGTCTTTCTGGTCTTTTTCCTCGCTCATGGTTCCTCCGTCGCTTATGGGGTTGTTCCGTGGCTCTGCAATGGCCGAAATCGCGCCAAATCCTGTTTATAACACCCGTGTCAAACAAAAGACGGCTAACGGCCCGCCTGGCCGACGCTGAACTTGCCTGAGAGGCCTTCTTCGTTGCCGGTGCGTTCGCCGCGCCGGGCGATCTCTTCGCCCCGCTGGTTGTAGATCGGCAAGGCCCCGGGCTTGGCTCCCCAGTTCGGATGCCAGGGGACCATCTCGCAGCCGCAGCGGATCGTTTCCGAGGGCGGCGCTTTCGGCGAGCGGGGGAAGTCGATCACCAGCGAGCCGATCAAAAAGGGTTTGTTCACCGGCTGCACCTGGCCGTGCAAGGCCAGGTGGCTGACGCGGGGGTGTTTCGGGTGCCCGGCGTGCCACCACTGCTTTTTCAACTCGGGCAGGCTGTCGCTCGCCTGCTCCATGCTGGTCTGGGTCGCCTGGGAGAAAGCCCGGCCCATCTCGACGCCGACGATCACCCGGGCGCGCTCGGCGATGGTCTTGAACACGCCCGGCGAATCGAGGCTGCCGGCGACGGCGGTCATGACCTGGTGCGGGGTCTTCTGCCCCAGCACGCCCAGGGTGAGTTCCCCCCGGATCTTGTTCATGGCGTCCGTCGACAGGCCGCGAATACGGTAAACGGCCGTATCGCGCAAGGTTTGCAGCACCGGCCCGGTGGTGTACCCGAAGGCCATGCCCAGCCCGCCGGCGCGGATGGTATCGCCGACCAGCGCGGCCCCGCCCTCCCAGGCCGCCACCACCAGCTCGTCGAGCAACACCGAACCGCCCCGCTCGAAAGTCGCCAGGTGCCCCTCGAAACTCGCCAGATGCGCCCTGAGCATCACCGCCGAATAGGATTCCCCCGGCGTCTGCGCCAGCTCGGCGACGATCTGCCGCCGAACTTCAAGCAGCAGCTTTTCAAGGGCGTCTTGACCGGAAAGTATCCGGCGCTCCTTGTCGGCAAGAATCTTCTCGATAACGGCATTGACTTCCATGCTCACCCTTCAGCCTTCGTCCTTCGGTCTTCCGCCTGCCTGTAATCCTCATAACCCGCTGTTTCCACCGCCTGGTCCGGATCGTAGTTGTAGCCGATGAAGCGGAGGAAAAAGGCAAAGGCTTTGGCGGCTTCGTCCTTGCCGATCCAGCCGTTGGTCTCGGCCACGGTCAGGCTGGTGGAAACGTCGCGCAGCATGGTGCTGAGCTTGGCCACGTCCTTGTCCGATATCTCGGGGGTCTGGATTTCGTAGTCGTACAGCTCGTCTTCAGAAACGCCCCGCAGATATCCGGCGCGGGCGGCGCGGGCGATTTGGGTGTCGAAGATCAGCTCAAGCATGTTCTTGGTGCGGGTCTGGCGGCTTTCGATGATCTTGCGCGCGGGCATGTCCATTTCCGAAGCCGTGGCCCGGTTGACGTCGCCGCCGCCGCCAAACCAATGCTCAGGAAGGCCGACGCTGCCGAGAATATGGTTGCGGTGCAGCCGCGCCGCCTGAGCCGCGTCGTTGCCTTTCATCTCGGGAGAGACCGCCTGAGCCTTGACCTTTTCGTTATGGATGAAGGCCCCGCCGGTCTGCGGCGGCTGGTAGCGGTCCCGCTCTTCCTGCAATTTCTTCTCGTCGGCCCCTTCCACGGTGATGTCGTAGAAAAAAGCGTTGAAGCGGGCGTACTTCTCGGACGAGTCGAACAGAAACTGCTCGTAGCCGTCCAGGTGGTCGGCGACGGTGAACAGGTCCGAGGTGCCGCGCATCTCGTTGGTCAGGGCATTGATCGTGAAGAAGAAGCATTCGCCGTCGGTAAAGGTTTCCCGCAGCCGCCGCCCCTCGGGTGACAGGAACTCTTCGTTCTCGTGGTCGGTCACGATCTTCAGCCGCCGGGGGACGCCGGTGCCGTCGTGGCTGCCGACGGTGATGCCGATCTTGATCTTGACGTTGTTCGGGTCGGGAAAAACTTCTTGAATGTGGGCCGGGTCGATATAGCCCAGGCGCATGCGCCCGGTCTGCTCGCCGAAAAAGGCGGGCCAACACTGTTCGCCGTAGATGCCAAGCTCGCGGACGAAGTTTTCCCAGTGCAGATCCATGCGGTTCACCGGGTCGTACCAGAACCCGTCCAGCAGCTTTTTGACCTCGTCGTTTTTGGCGGTATAGAGGGATTCCCCGGCGGTGACAAAGGCGGTAACGACTTCGATGATCCACTTGGCCAGCGGGTTGGTCTTCCACAGCCAATAGGCTACTTCCAGCGCCCGGGTCTGGTCCATCATCGGCAGCTCGCGGGTCGGCGCTCCGGTCAGCTTGCGCCAGCCGATCATGCTGATCTGGTCGCTGACGGCGGCGGCCAGGCGCTCCTCGACGGCGGATTCCACGGCCGCGACAAGCTGCTCTTGCACTTTGCGCTCGATGCGTTTGCCGAATAACCGGTCTGTCAGACCCATCTAGCGTCTCCTTTGGCCGAAGATCCGACCGATCAAGCCCGACTCGGGGCGCTTGGCGTGGTAGTTGGGTTTCTCTTTCGGCGGCGTGGCGCAGGCCGCGCCGTGCAGGCCCGCCTCACACAACCCCAGCAGCATTTCCAGGGCGTCCGGGCCGTCGTCGTGGCCGCCGCGGTTGCCGGGCCGGTAGTAGATCAGCATCCGCTTCAGCTCGTGCATGCCGGAGGAAAAGCGGATCCAGCCGTTCTTGATCCACGGTTGCAGGCGGATGATGCGCAGATCCTTGTCCGTGGTCGGCTTGTGGTCATCGATGTTGATCGTCAGCCCTTCGTCGTGGGCCTTCTTCTCGAACTCGCGGGCGAAGAACTCTTGAAACTGCACCGTCTCCATGCGCAGCTTGTCGAAAGGGTCGCGGCTGTGATGGGCCAAAATGTCGGTCATGATCTGGTCGGGCTGGCGCTTTTCGATGTCGGCGATATCCAGATACAAAATCCGCTCTTTCATGCGCCCGCCCAGAATCGCGCTCGGGTCGTTGCGCTTGTTCTTCTTGCCCAGGCTGGGGTCGACCGCCCCGGCGTGGGGGATGCCGGTGAAATCGACGGTCCCCTCTTCCCAATCGACGAACCACTCTTCAAGAAAAACTTGATCCTCTGGGTTGAGCGGTTCGTTCTGTTTCTCGCTGTCGAAGTAGGCGGGACCATCCGAGACCCGCATCTTCATCAGGTAGTAGTAGGGCTCCATCTCGGGCCAGAGCACCAGTGTCCCGGCCAGCATCGCCTCTTGGTGTTGAGCGAAAAAGGCGTCGGCGCGGGCTTCGGCCTGTTCTTTGCCGATGGTCAGGTCCGAGAAAATCCGCTCCCACTCGTCCCACAACTTGCGGTTCGATGCCCATTGGATGACGGCCTTGAATTTCTGGCCTTTCCAGCCGGGCTTTTCGAGAAGCTTCTGCAGAAGGCTTTCGTGGTGAAGCACGGTGCCGACAACGATGTACACGGTGTCGGGCTGGCCGATCTTCATCAGCGCCTTGAAGAACCAGCTCTCCAGCTTGCGGCGCTGGTCGGCGGACTCGACCGACTCGTCGTTCTCGAGGTCGTCGCCAATCACCAGGTCGGGGCGATAGCTGCCGTGGCGCAGGCCGCGCAGCTTCTGGCCCGATCCCGCCGCCTGCACCTTCACCCCGTTGCGGGTGATGATCTGGTCCGCCCGCCACACCGGCCCCTCGCCGTACAGCTCGGGAAAATCCTGTTTCAGCCGCTCGTTGGTCTCCAGCTCCAGCTTGATGAAACTGAGGAAACTCTCGGCCTGGGTGCGGGTTTCGCTGACGATCAGCGGGTAGCGGCGCTTGCGGTAGGCCGCGCACCACATGGGCAACAGAAAGGTGGTCCAGGTCGATTTGGCGTTGCCGCGCGGCGCGGCGTCGGCTTCCTTGTCCCCCTCGCCGGTCTGGATGGCCCGCTCGATCATCGCCGGGTAGCGCTCGGCGAAATACTTGTGCAAGTTCGACGACGGGCGGTTGAAGTAGTGCGGGAAGTAGGTCGCCCCGAAAAAGGCCAGATCCTTCTCGGCCTGGGCCTTACGCTCCCGCTGCGCCGCCTTGTTTTCCGCGAACGGCCGCGCCGCCGCCTGAATCATCTGGCGGATCGCTTCAACCTCACGGCTGAACTGGCGGTCTTTGGTCGCGGATTGTGCCATTCCCGGTGATGCCCTTCCTTCAGCCTTCAGCCTTCAGCCTGCCGAATACTTCTCCCGCCCCCATTGCACCAGGTCGTCAAAATTGCCTTCGATGGCGGCCACCAGGGCCGGGTCGTTTTTGCTGCCGAACTCGATCAGGTCGCGGACGAAATCCAGAAACAGGGCCGCCCGTTGCGCGGTGCTTTTCAGCAGGGCCTCCCGTTCGGCCTGCTCGAAACGTTGCACCAGGGCGCCGAGCTTGCTGATGCCGTCCAGGGTCTGCGGGCCGATCTGCCCCGGGCTGGCGTTCTCGGCGTATTCGAGCTCGCGCTCCAGCAGGTTCTTCAGCCGCCGCGCCGTGCTCTGGCGCTGCTCTCTAGCCTTGTCCCACTCGTCGAACTCTTCACCCGGGCGGCGGGTGCGGGCCTTCCACTCGCTCAGGCTGTTGCGGCTCACGTCCAGCGCGGCGGAAATCGCCTCGAGACTTTGGCCGTCCACATACAGTTGCCGGGCTATCGGCTCCAGCCGCGCGCGGGCGCCCTTCTCGGCCATCAGCAAAGCTCCCGTTCCAGCCGCGAAATCTGGCTGTCCAGCGCCGCCAGCTCGCCCCAGGCGGCGGTCAAGTCTTCCATCTGCTGGGCCGCGCGCGGCACTTCGAGCCTGTCCACCGGGGCCAGCAGGGTGTTCAGATCTTGCCGGATGCCCCGGCACAAGGATTCGCAGCGCATATCGAGGGCGCGCCGCTCGGCTTTCAATTCTTCCATGCGGCCTTTCATGGCCGTTCGCTCCAGGTTCATGCGCGCGGGCCTTTCTCGCGGATCATCGGGCAAAACATGTTGTTCTTGATCTGTTCGACCAGGTGCGTCTGCGCCTGGGTATTCAAGTGGATGATGCTCGCCAGATCCCCGGCCAGCCGTTCATACCCCTTGACCAACAGGACGTTGTCTTCGTAGTAGCGCGTCACCTTGGCCATGTCGTCGCGATAGCGGTCCAGCACTTCGCCCAGCTCTTTCTTGTGCTCCTGCATCATCTTGTCGGCCCGCCGCTGATCGACCCACCAGAAGACCATGGCCAGCCCGGGGATACCCAGGGTTGAAACCACCAGCGAAATAAACGACAGGGACACACCCTCCAGCATTACAACGGCCTCCAATGTTCAAGTAAATCTTGACAGTTGACACACCGTTTACAGCCCGGTACGGCCTTGCGTCTCGCCTCGGGGATCGCATCAAAGCAGTCGACACATGCGGTCGGCCCCACCGTAGGGGCACGGCGTGCCGTGCCCGTGTCCCGTGCCGCCAACCGCCACCCTTCTTCCATCTCCATCTGCGCCTGGGCGCGGTCGGCGTCGTCGGCCATTACCGCAGCTTCAGCGGCTTGTCGGTTACAAAGCGCAGCACCACGTTCACCGCCGCCAGCGCCGCCGCCAGATCTTCCGGGTCGACGACGTAGCCGTAGCGGTGTTGCAGATACAGCGCGCCCAGGGCTGCGAGGTTCGCGGCAAGGGTCTTCGATTGCAGAGGGTTTTTGGCGGATTCGCTCATGTCATCCCATTCCCGGCCAAGGCAGCTCAACCCATGCCGTGCTGGCCTCATGCAGGTTTTTGGTTGGGTTCTTCCCGGCCCAGAAGGCCGGGCCGCCGAACAGGCAGACCGCCCGGTAATAGTTCAGCGCCCGCCGGCGGCGCAGCCATTGCAGCCAGCGCGGCCCCTCGGCGGCGTTGATCAGCCGTAGCAGGTTGTTCAGAAAGGTGCGGTCGGCGCTGTCCTTGTCCTCGATGGTCTCGCCTTCGGCATACATCCAATCGTGGATGTCGCAGGTCTCGCCCACCGGCAACAGATAGATCGTCTCCGGGACCAGGTAGCCCTTCCAGCCGCTCGCCCCGCAACCGTTCGCCACGGCCCGCCGGACTTCCGGCGTGGCGCGGATGTAGCTTTCGGGCGCGTACAGGGTCGCGGTCATGCTCAAGACTCCAACCGGTTCAACCACCCCGCCAAAAAGCGTGGGAGGTTCTGACTCACGTAATGATGGGTGGCCTGGTACTTCACCGCCGCGAGCAGGGCCGCCTCGTGCGGACAGCCGTTAATCGCCCTGGCCGAGGCCGGGCCGATTTTCCCGTCGATGGCCAGGGCCGACGACGAGGCCACCAGGTTATAGGCCGTTTGCAGCCAGCGCACCGCGCGGCGGGGTCCGGCATTCACCCCCAGGTCGAAGACCTTGCAGACCAGGCTTCTATGGCGGATCATCCCCAGGCCGACGGCGTCCCAGTAGTCGCGGCGGTAAATCTCCCGGGCCTGCTCCAGGGTCAAATTCTTGATATCCAGATCGGGATAGGATTTTCGACTGATGCCGTAATTCGTCTCGCCGCCCGGATCGGCGGGGTCGTTGACGTACCCGCCTTCCCGTTGCAGCGTGTCGCAAATCGCTTCCTCGAAATGGTCCCTCATTCGTCGTCATCCTCCGGGCAGTCGCGCCCCAGGCACAGGTGTTGCGGGCGGCTCAGGCGATGGCGGCACTTGCCGTCCTCGCGCTGGGAGTTCACGCAGATGCCCCAGCTTTTCGGGTCAGGCTCGTATTCGGTCGGGTAGAATTTATGGGTCATCAGACCACCATGCTGTGAGGGATAAACACGCCGTTTTTCGACCGTTCCCAGTTCGCGGCGGTGATGCCGAGCTTGCGGAACTCGGCGCGGATCGAGCGGATATCCAACAGATACTCCCGGTCGACGCTCAGATTGCACGCGCCCTTGACCACGGCATAGGTCCCGAACTTCTCGACGACCGCGCTGATCAGCCAGTCGTCACCATGGGCGAAATGCCCCGGCCCCTGGCGCAGCAGGAAGATTTCAGGGGCGGTCAGGTGTTCGAGAGTGCAGGGCATGGCCTGTGCCTTTGGCCGGGAGAGCCCGGCGAAAAGGGTGCCCCCCCGCTGGTCAGGCGGGGGAGCGATTCAGGAGGTCGGCCCGGTGTGGGCGCAGGTCAACAATAGAGGGAAAACAAATACTTGGCGCGGGGGTCTGACGGGGTATGAAAGAGAAAAGGCCCCGGAAGGGGCCTTTTTGTGGGGGGGTCAGTCAAGAAAAGAAAGTTGTCTCGCGTCAACGGCGTTTTTACGCTCATAACTGTTGTTGCGGATCAGGTAATCGGCCAGCTCGTCGTAGCTGACCCGGCGCGTGCGTTGCAGCATGTAGCTGTCGAGACAGTCGGGGTGGCGCAGGTGGCCGTTTTCGTCGCGCTCGCAGCGGCCGAGCAGTCGCCAGTAAGTCGATTCCGAACAGCCAAGAATCCGCTGGACCTCGCCCGGGGCATAGCTGGCTTTCTTCGCCAACCCCGCCGCCGCCAGCATCCCGTTCAGCTTGGCTTCGCCATTCATCGGTACTCCTCGGGCCGGTGCCGGCGGATGTATTCCATCACCGCCGGGTTGCCGAACGACTGGCCCCACCACCCCGGGCCGTACTGCCGGGCCATGCCGTTCTCGAACATCTTCTTCAGCCCCTCAATGGCCCGGTAGGCTTCCCCCGCCGTGCGCACGCGGCCCCCTTGAATGCCCAGGCGCTTGATGAAGAACAGTTCTTTGCCGTCTTTGGCCCGCCAGGGGATCAGGTCGGCGAGGGCCTCGATCTTTGCCAGCTCTTCGCGGCTGGCCAGGTTGATCACGTTCTTCCCCTTGGGCCGCGACTTCACCGGGCGAGCCTTGGCCACCAGGCGAAACCCCTTGGTCTGCAACTCGCCAATCAACCGGTTCGCCTGCTCGTAGCTCAGGCACGTGCAGCTTTCGACTCCGAACAGGTCGGAAAGCAGGCCCCGGTACCCGGCGTCGTCCATGCCCAGGTCGCGCTGGGCCATTTTGATGATGCGGATCTGTTTCGCGTCGATGGGTGGCATGACCGGCCTCCTGTTCTTAAATGCTTGTTGAACGGTTCAAAAGTTCCTGGATCTCCCGGATCCGCGCCAGCCCCTCTCCGGTATCCCCCACCGGTTCGGCCAGGGCCTCCCGCTTCGGCCGGGGCGGAATGCGGTCGAGCAGCTGGCGCGGCGCGGGCCATTCGGTCAACTCCGGGAACATCCGATCAAACGCCTCGCGGATCCGCGGCGCGTCGATCCGCTCGATGTCGCATCCGATGTTCCCCCGGCGCACGGCGCGCAGCCAGATGTCGGCGGTCAGCGGCAACATATCGGAGGCGGGCTGGTTGCGCAGGCCCAACGCCACCAGGGCCTGCAACCCGGCGGACAGTTCGCGCTTGAGCCAGGCGGTATTATCCACGGCTCCAATCCTCCAGCGCGGCAATCCCCTGGGCGCGCTTGCTGCGCGGCAAATCCCCCCGCTCGCTGCGCTCGCCCCCCCCCTTTGCCAAAGGGGGGCTGGGGGGGATTTGCACCGTTTCCAACACCTTCCGCAGATAATTATGATTCGTCAACGGCTTGATCTGCCCCGCGTCCCGCTTCGCCCGCATGGCCTCGACGGTATCGGTCAGGGCGGCGGCAAGGGCGCGCGGATCGGCGCCCAGCTCCACCACCTCCCGCGCCAACCGCAAAGCCCGCTCGTGCGACAGGTCCCGATTAGCCGGGCGGAAAAGCCCCAGATACGCCACCAAAGGCCGAAACAGCGGCCCGGTCGACGCCAGCAGCACCAGCAGCTCGCGCCCGGCGTCGGCGGCGGTGAAGGCTTCCAGCGAGTTCGAGGAATGGCAAACAGGGCAACGGAGTTTCATTCGTCGTCGAACTCCTTCATCTTGCCCTTAAGTCTCTTCATCAGCCGTTCGAGCGCGTCATATTGCGCGGTCTGCTGGCGGCAAGAGCCGTGCTCATGGAAGAAACAATCATGTACCCCATCCGGCGGCATCATGGCGCACAGCGCATACTGGCATGATTCAGCCCCGGGGCAATCAAACCCGACATCAAAGTGACCGTCGTACAAGCTGGCATAAATGTTCGCGGCCTTTTTCAAAACGCCCTCCGCCACGTCTCAATCACAAACTCAATCACCCTCGGAGCCGCCCAGCTTGCCGCCCGTTCGGCGACGACCAGTACGGCGACAATGATCAGGATCGTCATAAGGCTCCCCTTCAGTCTTCAGACTTCGGACTTCCGCCTGCCGTGCCCGGCACGGCAAAATTCACCCGCTCGCGGTACTCGGCTTTCTTCCCCCGGTTCCATTGCGCCACCGGCCGAAAGAACCCGCACACCCTGGACCAGACCTCAGTTTTCTCCGGGCATCTCACGGCGCGACCTCCAGCCGATAAAACCAAACATCCCCGCGCCGTTGGCACGAGATAGAAAACCCGTTGGCGCGCAGCTCCGAGACGGTCGTCCCGACAGCGCACACCCGGGCATAGGCCTGGATATCGAGCGTGCTGTGTTCTCTCCCATCCGAAAGCACCGCCAGCACCCGGCGCAAACGGTCGCTCGTCTCAATTCGTGCGTGATTTATACCGCCCATCAATCCACCTCCTCCATAAAGCAAACAGGAAGACCAGAAAGCTTAATCCGAGCCTTCGGATTGAGCGCGCAGGTCGCCATCTTGTCACGCTTGTCGTACCCGGCCGCCACGATCGGCTTGCCGTCGAACCCGTAGCGGATGCTGCGCAGGTGGCGACATTCCGGGGTGCAAAGTTTGGGCATGGGTGGCTCCTAAAAAAGGTTCAACTGAGGGGATACAATCGGGGGTTTGCTCCTCTTCAAGTTTTCTGCCGCGATAGCTTTTCCTTCGGCTTTCAAGACGGCCTTGGCATCTTTTTTCTTTTGGACTTCCAATGCGTTCGCTTTGACCTGCCTCCAGTCCCGTCGAATTCTAGCTACCAGCCTTGGATAAAACCGTTCAAGATCTGGGCTTCGATGGGTCCAAAGCATGTCCCGCAGAGACGCCCAGTAAAGGGCAACGTGCCGGGTTGACCGATTCAAAAGAGCGATCTCTTCCGGGAGCGCGTACCGCCACCCGAGCCTCGTTCCCGTTTTAATGGACTTCATCAAGGCGGCGCGGTCTGGCCACACGCCGATGATGGCCACGAACGGCGATACCCTGTTCTTGGTTGAGAAATAGCGGACCGTCACTCTCTGGCTCTTGTCATAAACCATTTTTGCCTCTAAAAAGTCCCGCCGGGGGCAAGGAGGAGGAACCTCCCGGCGGGCAAGGGAAACGGGTTGGCTTGCTCATCAGGCCCCGGGAGCCACGCCGGGACGACCGGCAACTTGACAAAAAGAGCAAGTTGCCGGTTTCGCAATTATTTAGGCTGAAGAGGTTTAGACTGAAGACTGAAGGTTCTCTCTTCAGCCTTCAGCCTTCAGCCTGCCTTTCTCACATCCTCTGATTCCACAAATCCGCCGCTTCCTCGTGCGTCTGCGCCGTCGGGCCGGTGGCGTTGCACTCGTCGCACTCCAGCCACAGCACGGTTTCGTCGGGGTCTGCGGCCCATCTCGGATCATCACACCCGCAGAACGGGCAAGGTTCGATATTGTCAAACATCACGCCACCTCCTCCCATAACGCGCAGCAAGAGTGTTTTCCAACCTGGTAACCCCCTTGATGCTTGCACTCTAACCGGCCACTAAACTCGCGGATGTTGCTGTGCCGACAGAATTCGCAGGTTCTACCAGCGTCACGAAAGATCTTTGATGCCTTGCGATACCCGTGGGAATTGTCGCTCACGCCACCTCCTCTAAACTCGTTTCAAACGGCACAATGACAAAATCCTCGCTCTGCGAAATTCTCAGCCACTTCATCCCCTTGACCGCCGCCGGGTCGGCAAGAATCGCCTCTTTGTTGATTTCCTCCTTCACCCGAATGAACCGCTTCGCCAGTTGGCGGGCCTTGAGTTCTTCGATGGCTTCCTTCACCCTCACTGTCATCACCGAGGGGGGCGTGGTGCGCCAGCGCAGCTCGCCGGTCATCAGGTTCGCCGTCTTCACCTTGCCGCCCTGGGTCAGCTCGTCCCGGTGCGATTCGGCCCAAATGTGCACGCCCTGAGACAGCGCCTTGATCGAATCCACCGCCGGGGCCATGAGCGCGTCGTACTTCTCGCGCAAGGCCGTAATCTGCGCGTCCATCTCATTTTTCAGCATCTCGCGCTCGCGCTGGGCCGCGCCGATACCGGCGATCATGTTGACCGCTTCCTGCCGGTTCTGCGGTACCCGGCAGACCGTCGCCTGGGTTTTAATCGTTTTCCCCGCCATGATTTATTCTCCCCTGATGACTTCTTCGACGAAGAGCCCATTGGAAAACGGATGGCTGCTGTCAAGAGACCAGTCGCCAATCTTTGTCTCCGGCACCAGTTCCATGATCCGTTTCCACAGCCGGTAATGGCCAAGTCTCCCCTTCACGTCGAGCAAACCGAGAACTTCTTCCGTCGCGTGGTCCGGGATATAGAAGGTTCTAGGCTTCCTCGGCTCCGGCTTTGCCTTCTTCTTGAAAAAATTGAACATGGTTAAACCTCCCTTTAACGTCCTAAAATCTCGCTCGCTTCCTCGAAAACCTCCATCGCTCCCGCCTCATCCCGCGCCGCGACCTGCTCGGCGAGGTAGTGGCAGCAGCGCACCAGCCGCACAATGCGCGGGTCGGCATCCATAATCACCGCCTCCTCCGCGATCTCCCGCAGCGCCTGGCGCAACCCGCCGCGCCATTCACTCTTGACCTCGATCCGCCGCGCTTTGGATGTAGGGGCGCAGCGTGCTGCGCCCTGGTCGTCTTCCGTTGCCCGGTCCAAGGGCTGCGCCCCTACGGGGGCCATTTCTTCCATCTCGGCATTCGTCATTTTCTTCGCCTTCCTCGCTTTCACCGCGTTCAAGGCCCCGCGCCGATGTTGGGCCTGGCGGGGCGTCAGTTGGGGCTGCTCTTTTGTTCGCTCGCACCCTTCGCACCGCTCCGGCGTCGCCATCTGGCACGCCTTGCAGGCGTGCGGCGAGAGGCGCAGGCGGTAGCGGGTGCATTCAATGGCGTTCTCTTTCAACCACTCGTCCGCCGCCGTCATCGGCTACCCCCCGCCGTGGGGGATGCGCGGCGGGCGATGGAGGCGCGAAACTCCCGCAGAAACCTCTTCCGCCGCCGCTCCTCGCTCCACACTCGGAACCACCCCGCAAGGTTGATCCAGACCAGGGCACCGAGAACCATCAACACCGCGTAACGCATTCTCCGCCTCCTTCTCCTTCTTCAAAAACCAGAGGAACCCGCCGATCAGAGCCACGGCGAGAAGGGTCCACCAGGTCAGCAGCCCCCAGACAAACCAACACGCCGCCTCATAGCTTAAAAGATCCACGTTTCCTCCTCTCCGACCGGGAAAGCTGGATGTAACCGCCCTCCGGGATCTCCTTGAAGGGGCAGGAATACCGCCCGGCGCTTTCCTGCCATGCCTTCATCGTCTTGCGGTGTTGCGCGCACATGCCCCAGGGGGCGTTGGCATAGGGGCGGGCGGGACAGCCCAGCACCGAACAGGGCGCGGACCCGGTAAGCCCGGCGGGGCGGCCGGCTTTTTTCACCGGTTCCGGCTCGAAACGCTGGTACGTCGTCGGCGTCACCTCCCGGCTGATGCGCCAGCCGCAGAGGGTACAACGCACAGTCTGCACCGCCGTTGTCTCCAGGCGCTCGATCAAGGGCTGCAAGTGGGATTGGCTGGCGTGGCAATGGGGACATTTCGGTTGATCGCTCATGGCCGCCCCCTAGATCGCGTCGACGACATCCGCCGAAATGCGCGGCTCGCCCATCTCAAAGGCCAGATTCATCGCCTTGGCCGTGTAGTTGTTCACCAGCAGCGGGTAGGCATGCGAAACCTTGCTTTTACCGTCGCGGGTGGTCGAGGTCAGCCGCCGCCCCAGGGCCTCGAAGGCTTCATCCTCGAAAATCTGGGCGATGTCCGCCCCGACCCGCTTGAATTTCAGGCTCAAATAGTCTTTGAGGTGCCCGTTGAGACCCTTGATCTCAGCCACCTGAACCCGGCGGATCACCTCGCGCATGTCGACGTTTTGCGCCTCGTTGAACATGTGTTTCAACTCGGTTTGGCCGATGAGGATGATGCCCAGCAGCTTGCGATAGCCGTCTTCCAACTCATAAAACCGCTTCAGGTATTTCAGGGTGTTCACGTTCAGATCGTGCGCCTCTTCGATGATCAGACAGGCGCGGTAGCCGCTTTTCGAGCGGTCGAGCAGCAGCCGCTGCACCTGGCGGGTCTTGTCTTCGAGCTTGGTCTTGCACTTCTCGCTACTCACGTCCTGGATGATCGCGTCGCAGATGCTCCCCGCCGTCAGCCGGGTCTTGTCAATCATCTGCGGGAAAATCACCATCGTGTCGCCGTCGCGCTTGAGCTGCTCCACCACCTTGCGCCGCATCACGCTTTTCCCGCTGCCGACCTCGCCGATCACCGCGATAAAGCCGCCGTGGCGGGCCGCGTCCAGCATCGTCGCCTCGATATAGCGGTGTTCGTCGCTCAGGTAGATGTCGGAATCCTTGGCGATGTCGTCGATGAAGGGGTTCCGAAACAGCTTGAAGTGCCTCAATGCCTCCTGACCAATCATTTCAACCTCCCATTTAATGATGATTTCTTCCGGGTTTCCCGGGACCATGGCCAGCTTGCGCTGGGCTTTCGAGCAGCGGCGGCTGTGCCCGTCGGGCATCTCCAGGCGCAGATCCTGCCCCAGGGGCTGCCAGATATCGGCGAGGCCCAGGCCCTGGTTCGCCAGCCAGTCGGCGGCCTTGTCGTGGGTGTCGAGGATCGCCTCGACCGCCGCCTTGAAGCCGTCGATGGTCGGCGGTACCTGGCCGCGATTCAGGCACAGGTTAATCGTCGGGCGGCTGACCGGGCGGCCGACGAGGGTGGAAATCTGTTCCGCCAGATCCGTCTGGCTGATGTCGCATTCAAGCACCAGTTGCTTGAGGATAATCGGGGCGAACTCCATCTGATACACCCCTCGGCGCGTCGCCATGGTTGACCTCCTTGATTAAAGAGCCTGCCGCGTGGCGGTGACCGGCCGCCAATCCTCGCCGCAGGAAATGGCCCGCACCACCTCGTCGGCATCCGCCGGCGCGATGGTCGGCCCGAACACCAGCCGCAATTCCTTGTTCAGCCCAGCGTCCACGCGCGTGCCCGCCGCGCTCAGCCGCTTGAACAACTCCATAATCGGCAGGGCCTGCACCACGCTCCGGCTCACCTCCATCGGCGTCCCCCGGCGCGGCATCGGCGCCACGTTGCCGATTTTGTCGGCCTGGTGGCCGAAGACCAAAGTCCCGGCGAAGGGACGGGCCTTCTTGCCCTGCTCGCCGTAGGCGATGTTTTCAAACCGCTTGGCCGCCTGTTGCGAAACCGTTTCGCTGTGCCCCCGGTATTCCTCGCCGATCACCAGGGCGTCGGCCTTGAATCCGCCCAACTCCGCCGGCAACACCCCCACCGGGTCGACCAGATACTCCACATCGTTGAACGTCACCCCCACCTGCGGCCAGGCATAGGGGCGCATCGTCACCATCACTTTCGACCCCGGGCGAATCCCCTCCACATGCCGCAGGCGATAGGTTTTCCCCTCGAAACTGATCGACTTGTTGCCATCGACGGTGCGTTCCTCGCCGGGGCGGGCGTAGATGTACTGCAGCACTTCCCGGCACGGCGGAACCCGCAACTGCTCCGGGCGAATCTGCATCCAGCACGAAAACCGCGGGAGCCCGTGCCGGGTGTGTTTTCTTTCCGCCTGGAAGCGGATCATGAAGTCGTGCGCCCAGGCGTTCAGCTCGGCGACGCTGGTCGCCGGCTGGATCTTCAGCCCCGATTCGAACCAGCGCTCGATGACGTTGTGCATGGTTTCGACGGCCCCTTGGCGGCGGGGGTTGTGCGGCAGACCTTCCGGGTGTTTGAAGTCGAGCGCCTTGAAAAACGCCTGCATCGGCTTGCAGATCGCCGCGCTCCCCGCGTCCATCAGCCCGAAGAAGCCGACGCCGTGGAAAGGCAGACGCGGGTCCGATTTCGGCAGCCAGGCCTCGCACAGAAAGTCAAAGAGGTTGTCCGCCGACTCGCCGGTGGTGTCGTAATATTTCAGGTGAAAGGCGCCGCTGAAGTGGTCCACCAGCAGATAGCGCAGCAGGCGGGTCTTGACCTTGGCGAAATTCTCGGGTTTGTTCTTGTAGAATTCCGTCTCTTTCATCAGCCGCATCTTGCCGCCGCGCAGGTAATACTGAATGCACACCGACACGTCGAACAGGTGGGTGTGGTTCGGGTGCAGGCTGCGCAGTTCCACATGGGGCGTCGCCTCGCGCATGTGCTTGGCGCTGATTTCCCTCTCGCGCAAAATCTGTTGCATCCTGGCCGCCGAAACCTGCCCCGGCGCGACAATCCCGTTATCCATGGCGATTTCCAGAGCCCGCTCCACCGGCATGATGCCGCCCTTGTTGTCGCGTCCCGTTTCGTGGATCAGCGCCGCCACGTATTCGACCTGGGCGACCGTCAAACCGGCCTTGAGTTCCCCCTTGTCCTTGCGGGGTGCCCGGCCGCTGGAAAACCCGGCCTTTTTTGCCCGGCGGTAAAGGGTCGAGGTAGACAACCCCGTCATCACGGAATACCCGGCGATGATCTGTTCCTTTTCTCCGGGCGCCGCTTCGGCAAGACGCTGCGCCATTTCCCTTTCCCACTCCCATTCCATGGGCTACTCCTCGGGTTGCGTCCAGACGGCTTCTTCGGGCGACATGGTGAGCGAACCGTACATATCCTGGGCGGTATCAAAGGCCGCCAGAAGCTGCTTGCGCATGTAATCGAGGGTGGTCAGATAGGCGGCGACCATGCGCGGGGTGTTCTCGGCATCCGCCTTCCCCAGCTCGCAGCGCTCCGGGTCGACCTTGAGCATGTACCCGTCGAAGGACACCCGCAGATTCTCCATCCGCTTGATAAACGCCTCTTCGATGGGGGTCATCCCCGCCTTGAACGCCGCGTCTTCCAGCTTCGCCAGGTCTTTGGCCTGGCGCTCGATCAAAGTCTGTTTGTCCTTGAGCACCTTGTCCTTGGCGCGGATCGTCGCGTCCTTGTCGGCCAGAATCTTGGCGTTGGTCTCGATCACCTGCTCCAGTGCCGCCTGCAAGTCGTCGCGGTAGTCCGGGGTGAGGGGGATGCGTTCGCCGGCGATCACAAGCATCCCGTCTTCGGTAATTTCGGACATTTTGTCCGAAATTGAACGACCTAAGAGCCTGATTTTACTGAAATCCATCCCTGTAAAAACGGACATTTTGTCCGAAACTGTCGAAATGATCGGGCCAATATCGGTAAGAATCCTGTCAACATTTCGCCGCTCGTCGCCAAGAGCTTCGCAAAACTGGTCCCAGGTCATGCCCCCCTTGCGGTACTCCTTCGCCTGCTTGATGCGATGCAGCACCACATATTTGAGCATCTGGTTGTGGGCGAGGTCGTATTCGATCTTCTGCAGTACGCCCAGAGCCAGCGACTCTTCGCGGACGGCGTCGATCTCGCCGCGCAACTTCGCCATTTCTGCATCGGCTTGCTGCCGGGCCAGGTTGTAGACCTCTTCCACCGCTTTCGCTTCCGCCTTACCCATGGTCTACCTCCAGTTGCTTGAGTTCGTTGTTGAGCCGGTCGATCTTCCCTTCGACCAGGCTTTTGTACCGGGCCCAAAACAGGGACATCCCCATGCCCAGCTCGTAGGCGCCGCCGATGCTGCGGACCAGCCCCTCATCTTCGAGCGTCGCCAGGTGGCACATCACCGTCCCGGCGGGAATATCCAGTTCCCGGGCCAGCTCCTGCCCGTTGACCGGTTGGCGCTGGTTGGAAAGCGCCCGCAATATCGAGACCGTGACCCGCACCGCCTCGATCCTCCTGTATGTCGTCATTCAAGCCTCCATGCGCCGCACCAGCGCGGCGAAAACGAGCAGGGCGCACAGCCCCGCGATATTCGGCCAGGGCCACCAGGCGCCTTCCGACCCGCCAAGAATCAGCCCGGCAAACAGAAACCCCGCCACGGCCCACCTCATCGTCTCCCCCTCCCGCGCAATTCGGACCGCAGCCGCCGCATTTCATCGAGGGTCTGCTCGAGCTTGCCGAGCTGGAGCAACCGCACTTCCTCGGCCGTCGCCACCTGCCCGCCGGCCGCCGCGATGATCGTCGCCCCCGGCTCGATGATGCCGGTCACGGCGTGGATGGCATACAGGTAGTAGGCGGGAATGGGATACTCGCAGGGCTTCGACAGATAATTGTTGAGCATGTGGATCGTGAGCGGGCGCCGACAGTTGGGCGGGTCCGCCTCGGCGCCCTCGTCGGAGCGGCCGAAATAGGCATTGATGCCATCCACCAGCTGCTCGCGGCTCATGCCGCACTCGCGCACCGTGCGCTTGATCGCCGCGGCGATTTCGATGCAGGCCTCCATCTCGTTTTCGGCCACATGCGCGGCCGGGACCTCTTTTGCGGCCTCGAACAGGTCGACTTTGACCTCGACGTACTCATCCACCTGGGCGGCGAAATCGAGGGGAAGCTGGTTTGGGTCTAAAAAAGAAAATTTCCTCGTCATTGCAGGGGTCTCCTCTACCCGTAAGTCTCAAAACAAAATTGGCGGTTAGACGTTGAGAGGGTTGTGCCACCCTGTTACGCTGTGACCATCACCCATCCAGGAGGTCGGTCATGGAATTCGCCTGTCTGAACGAAAATTGTTTACAAACCCACCACTTCAACGACCCTGAGCCGGAGACATGGGACCGCTCGCGCAGATATGCCCGCGAAGGGCGCTACAGGCACAAATGCCCCTGGTGCGGCGCGGCGATGACCGCCGTTTCCTACTACCCGCCGCGCGATGGGAAGCGGTGGATCGTCCCCGGCGACTACCGCGCTTTTTCCGATTGCCCGAATGCCCAGTACTGTTCGGAAGAGGGGCTGTACCGGCCTGACTGTGAAACGGCGGGACTGAAGAAAGACTGTCTGGAGCGGATTTATAGTCTCCTAGTAGAATTGGATCTTCGCCTTCAACACATAGAAACACTCGCGGAAGATCCGAGGTCCGATCGAGCAACACCTCGACCCGATCAAAAGCGCGGCAAGTTTCCGGAACTGCATACCAATGCCCCGCAAAAGAAACCGTCCCCGCCGGACTAACCCGGCGCATGAAAGAGACTTTCGGCAAGCAAGTCGGGGCAATCTCTAACGGGGAGACCTTGACAATGGACACGACCGTTCCTCCTGTTAAAAAATGTTCAAATTTCGATTCGGCTGTGATACCGTCAGCTTGCCAGTCGCTCACGCACCCGCTGCGCTCGCGGTTTCGCCACGTAGATGTCGGGGAATACCTGCTCCACCGACATCTCCAGAGCCTTGGCGATCAGCCGCTGCACACGGTCCGACTTCGACTTGCGGTCGAGCACACACGCGACATGCCCAGGGGTGACACCAGCGGCGGCGGCGATGTCGGTCTGACGAACACCGGCACGCATCAGGGCGATTCGGATATCCAGGGGTTTCATAGAGACCTCCTTTTTTTGGGTTTGATGGGCTAATCTTTCGCGGCTTTTTCTTTGTGTTGCTGAAGACAATAGTGCGTTATGCCGCACTTATCAAGAAAAAAGTGCGGTCATCTATACTTTTTTTGTATCTACCTAATAATTATGTCTTTTTCTGACAGGCTAGAACTTTTCTGCGAGGCTTCTGGCCTCAAAAAGAAAGACATCCTTGAAAAAACAGGGGTGAGCCGATCTATTTTCTTTGCCTATTTGCGAGGGGACAGCCAACCGGCTCCAAAGTTCTTCCTGGTGCTAAAAGAAGCCTTCCCCTGGGTCAACATCGAATGGCTGATTACCGGCCAGGGCGAAATGGTCAGCCGCAAGGAAGACTTTTCGACCTACCAGGTGGCGACGGGGAACGGGAATATTCAGGCGGGGGGAAGCATCAATGGGAAGGTTGTCGGCGGGGTGTATGCCGACGAATCACGGCAGGGCGCCGCGACGGTCGATGTCGACCAGGTCGTCCGCGTCCTGGCTGACTATCTAGCGCCGAAGGCTATTGAGGAAATCAGGAAGAGGTTGAGCGAGGGGGCGTAAGGGTGGATGCATTAAACAAGTTCTACCCAAAGGTTCAGCCAATGCTGATGTCTTTTTTCCGGGAAAACAATCAGCTTTTGCCTGAAAAAATTCAAAATTCCATACAGGAATTGTTCAACGAAGTGCTGATGAGGGTTGCCGATATCTACCGGAAGGAAATCCTGCGCGACAAGTTTGACCTAAATATTGACTTAACCAAATATCCCCAGTGGGATGAGAACCCCGGTCAATCATTTATCCAGAGGTTCAACCCTTGTGAGGTCTGTGGCCAAGTCAGGGTGCTTCATCAATGCCACATCATACCCCGCAACCATGGAGGGGCGGACAAGGCAGACAACTACGTCACACTCTGTGCGAACCACCACCATCTATTTGACCGGCACAAACTTTCGCGCGAAGAGTGGGATAGGATCGACTGGTCATCTAAGTCCGAAGAATCAAGGATTTACGTAAACAAAGTCAGGCTACCGCGACAAGAAATGTTTTGGAAGCACTTCACGGCAGTAATCGCCGGCTGTAAATGTGGTAATTCCGACTTCACGATTGAATACAAGGTTGACGCTGGCGATGGCAAATATATACCGGAAAGCCTCAACAAATCATTGATTTGCAAGGCATGCGGCCTGGAGTATTCCGACAGCAATTTCTACGGCGACGAGTTCCAATGGTGGTGGGGGTATGTAAAAAACAAATATGCCATTGAATGTGACCCGACAAGGTCCTGCAAGGAAAAGCATGGTGGGCGGGTGCGGGTGGAGGGGCTGTCCCGGTGAAAAATGGTTTACTTATCATGCTGGCAGCGGCCCTTTTCGGCTGCGCTGTTCCCCCTCCGCAAATGTCGCGGGAAGAAGCTCTCATCGCGACCCAAAGACATTATCCGGGGGTAACGCAGGGCCAGATTTTACAGCGGGTTGAATCTATTTTCGATTTATCGGATGGTTCCGACTACACCTATGCCTACACGTCCGACGGGCTCAAGGCGAACCGTCGATATGATGTTTATCTGGTCTTCATCGCTCCCTCCGGGAACTTCATTTGGGATGTTCGCGCCACCCCCGACCAGGATGGGGTGCTGGTAAAGGCCCAGGTGGAAGAGCATTCGGGGGGGATCGGAATACAAACCGGGACGGAGCTGTTCAACACGGCCATCCCCTATAATATGTTGTGGGAGCGCCTCGACTATCTGCTCGGCAAAAGCGACCATTGGCCGACCTGCGACGAGGCCAAGGCGGCGGTCGGAAACAAGCCTCTCTATGTAAACCAGTTGCGGCCCTGGTGTTTCTACACCGACGACAAACGGCCCGACTGATCGCTTTTCTATTTATTGAACACTTTGGACCACTCGGAGGGGAACATGTTCGACCATTTCCGTCAGTACATCTACGGCAACGGCAATCTTCAGGCCGCGCGCGACATCCATATCATCGCCCTGCTGGGCGATCCCACCTTTCCGTCCGATCTCGACCAGGCCACGGCACGCACCCTCGACTCCATGAAATCCACACGACGGCGTCTCGCCCGGGTCGATGAAATCCTCTATCTGCTCTTCCTCCTCTTCCTCACCGGGGCGATGCTGGCCTATGGCGGTGCTTTCCTTGGCCGATGGGGATATTCTCTCCTCGGAGTCGCCGCCATCGCCGGAGCCTCCGCTCTGGCCATCCGCCAGATCCAGACCCGCGCCCTCATCAAACTCGACCTTCGCGCTCACCAGGACGTGCTCGCCGAGCTGTTCCGCCGCAAGCTGCTGAGCCGGATCGGCGGCGAGTGACCATTTTGACGACTATCCCCACAGGAGGGGCCCGATGTCTGCACTTGCCCTGCGCATAAGAAACGAAGAAGAGGCGTGGGAGGCTCTACAGAGCGCTCTCGAAGACCGCATTTCATCGGACCTGGCCGAGATCAGTTTTGAGGGATGGCCGGCGATCAAGGTCAAGCTGAACGGCGACGAATTCAATTCATCGTTGACGCCGCGCATCATGGATGCGTTTATTCAGTTGCAAAGAGATATTTACAGAACCTATGCTCAGGTATATTTAGGAAAAGGGACCGCCGCAGCATTGACCAAGGACGAAAAGGCGGCGTTGGATTTTTTTGTCCAGGTCGGGCCCGGATCTACTGACCTGACGGCGATTTTTGCCAAGGCGATTGACAAGCTGACAACGGGGATGGTGAAAAAGATGGAAGCCAAACATTGGACGATTGTTCTGGTCTCCGTTGCGTTGATGTGGGGGGCCGACTCCTGCTTGAAAACGTATCTCCAGGAACAGAAGGACCAACGCCAGATCGAGGCCCAGCAGTTTGCCCAGGAGCTTGACTACAAGAGAAATGCTTTGCTGGTTCAAGCCATGGATATGCGCCCCGAGCTGCGGGAAACCCGCGAAGATATGCGGGAGTTCTACAACACGCTGCTGAAGGTGTCGACCCGGGCCGATTCTGTCGAAGTTGGCGGGCACACGATTCCGAAAGAGTTGGCCCAAGAGCTGGTTCGCAACCCGCGAGAACGCTCCCAGGAGGTTCAGCTCAATGGCGCCTGCCGGATTCTCAAGGTCGACAGTTCAAAGCCGCAAGGCTTCTTCGTGGAGATAAGACTGGAAGACGGGAGAACATGCACGGCCGAGCTGCAAGAGGGGTTCATCGCTCAGCGAGAGAAAAACCTCGCCGTCATTCGCGATGCGGAGTGGCAGAAAAAGCCGATCTATCTGACGATAAACGGGCACGAGTTGCGGGGGGAAATCACCAAGGCGGTCATCATCGACGCAAAAGAAGTGGAATTGTGAATAAACTGTAGAGGTCAGCCATCAGGAGGGGGTCAAATGAGCAGCGCGCAACGGGTCCGCGGCGCCAAAAATTTTCAAGCCGGCGGGCACATCATCCAGAACCTGACGATCAATATTTACGTTTCAAAAAACACCCACAATCCGCCAGCGCCCGGAGGCAATCCGACCAATCAAAAATAATTTGAAAACGGCCCGAAAATAACCCATCGCCAACCATCCGCCAACCATCGCCAACATCACATTTAGCATTTCCCAGCCTCTCCGTTTGTCATCCCCCGTCACCCCCGGGGGCGTCGAATCCAAGATAGGTGGTCATGAGGCCGATTAGGATTTTGACTTTCCCTCCAAAAACCGCTAGATTGGGCGGCCAAAATCTGTCACCGGACAGGGGCGACCTTCAAATGACCACAAAGGGGAAACCATGAAACGCACTCACAACCTTCGCATTCGCCGCACGGCGCCGATTATCGCCCCCGCCGACCTGAAACAGGTCTTTCCTCTTTCGGTACACGGCGCCGAGTTCGTTCACCAGGCCAGGGAGCAGATCACCAACATTCTCAACCACAAAGACCCACGGTTGATGGTGATCGTCGGCCCCTGCTCCATCCACGACCCCAGGGCCGCCGTCGAATACGCCGAGCGCCTTGCCCGCCTGAACCGGCAACTTTCCGACCAACTGTTCCTGGTCATGCGCCTCTACTTCGAAAAGCCTCGCACCACCATTGGCTGGAAGGGGCTGATCAACGATCCCGACCTCAACGGTACCCACCAGATCTCCAAAGGGCTCGGTGTCGGTCGCAGTCTCCTTTGTGCCATCACCGAACTGGACCTTCCCGTCGCCTGCGAAATGCTCGATCCCATCACTCCCCATTATCTGGCGGACGCGATCAGCTGGGGGGCGATCGGCGCCCGCACCACCGAGTCCCAGGTTCATCGGGAAATGGCCAGCGGCCTTTCCTTTCCCGTCGGCTTCAAGAACGGCACCGACGGCAACCTGCAAATCGCCATCGACGCCATGAACGCCGCATTGCACCCCCACAACTTTCTCGGCATCGACAATGACGGCCGCAACGCCATCGTCTCCACCGCCGGAAACAGCGACGTGCATATCGTTCTGCGCGGCGGCAACCACGGCCCCAACTTCCAGGCCGAGGACATTCGTCGCACCGAGGAAATGCTCGGCAAAGCCGGCCTGCCGATCCGGATCATGGTCGACTGCAGCCATGCCAACAGCAACAAGGACCACGAAAGACAGGAAGCCGTCCTCAAGGATGTCATCGAGCAGATCGGCGCCGGCAACCGCAGCATTTGCGCCGTCATGGTCGAAAGCAACCTCGAAGCGGGCAATCAGCCGACCTGCGAGGACTTTTCCAAGCTGAAATATGGCGTCTCCATCACCGACAAATGCATCGGTTGGGCGGACACCGAACGGATGCTTCGTTACGCGCACCAGACCCTCAAGGGCTACGGCGGCAGAAAAACCGAATAAAAGCCCCTTTCTCCAACTCGACAAAAAAGCCCGGGGGCAAGAGGGTTGAGATGCGATAAACCTGGCGCAGCCTGAAGGCGGATTGCCGTGACAGGGTCTGGACAAGTGTCAAAAGATGGTCATCATTGCGCCCCTTGTCAAAAACCTGGCCATCGCCCCGTCACTTCCGGTGACGGGGCGACACAGCCCTTCAGTTTCTGGGCGCATTCCCCTGCAAGACCAAGCGTACATCGTCGACGTTGACCTTGCTGATCTTTTTTCCTTCGCGCTCGACCCGCAC